TGCTTATCTTCCTCGAATGGTTTCTAGCGTAGAACTTACATACGCATTAACAGATAAAACTGAAGATAATAATTTTCTTGTTAAATCTCAATGTCTTATAAAGTTACCTAGACCTACAACAACTAAAGGTTATGTTGAGTTTAAAGAAGATATGTCATTTGAAAGAACTGTAGAAAAATGGTGTATGGAGAGAATCGATTCTTATCAAGATGAGGTACTCTTAGAAAGAGATAAATTGATAAAGATAATGAACGATATGAAAAGTAGACGAAATCTTGAAAAGGGTGCTACAATCACTGAAGAAACTGTTTGGGGATATGGATTAGGTAAAAATGAGTCTGGATTAACTCGTGCAAGATATATTGATCCCAAAGATACTGAACTCCCTTATCCTTCTAACTAAATAATTTTATATTACTTAATAATTATGGCAACATATCCTGTAGTAAACACAAAAACTGGTGAACAAAAAGAAGTCGTGATGAGTGTAAATGACTGGGATCAATGGAGAGAAGATAATCCTGATTGGACTCGTGATTACTCTGATCCATCTACAATGCCAGGTGTTGGCGAAGTTGGAGACTGGAAAGATAAATTAAGAAAATCAAAACCTGGTTGGAACGACGTTCTAAGAAAAGCACAAAAGGCACCAGGTTCTGGGGTGAAAACATTGTAAATGGCACGTAAAAAGAAAACAGAGCAACCAATCGGTGTAGGACTAACTACCAAGCAGATGAAAAGAAAAAAACCTTTAAATACACACTATCTAACAGAGGTAAATCCCTTAACTGAGCATCAGACACAATTGTTTGATTCTTATGCACAAGGAAAGCATTTAATTGCATATGGTGTAGCAGGAACAGGAAAAACATTTATTACTCTTTACAATGCACTCAAAGATGTATTGAGTGATGATACACCTTACGAAACAATATATCTTGTAAGATCTCTAGTTTCTACAAGAGAGATTGGATTCCTACCTGGTGATCATGAAGATAAAGCAGACATATATCAAATCCCATACAAACATATGGTAAAATATATGTTTCAGATGCCATCTGATGCAGACTTTGAAATGCTCTATGGCAATCTAAAAGCACAAGGAACTATAAAGTTCTGGTCAACCTCTTTTATCAGAGGAACAACTCTTGATAATTCAATTGTTATAGTTGATGAATTTCAAAACTTGAATTTTCATGAATTAGATAGTATAATGACAAGAGTTGGGGATAATAGTAAGATTATGTTTTGTGGCGATGCTACTCAATCAGATCTTACTAAAACCAATGATAGAAATGGTATTGTTGATTTTATGAAAATATTAACATCAATGCCTTCAGTAGATATTATTGAATTTGGTTTAGATGATATAATACGTTCTGGACTAGTAAAAGAGTATCTTGTTGCAAAACTTGAGTTAGGTATGTAATGTTTAAGCATATTGATTTGAATCTTCCTAAACTAAGTAGGGAGACTATAGACGGGGTTCGTTATTATTCAATTCCAGAAGAAGATAAGTTAATTAAACTTGTTTCTATTACTTCAGTTACTAGTCATTTCAATAAAGAAATTTTTGTTGATTGGAGAAAAAGAGTAGGTAATGAAGAAGCGGATCGTATTACGAAAGCGGCTACAACCCGTGGAACTGATATGCATACTCTTACAGAACATTATCTAAAAAATGATGAAGAACTACCTAAAGTTCCACCAATATCAGATTTTCTTTTTAAAATATCAAAGGGAAAATTAAACAAAATAGATAATATCCACTGTTTGGAAGGTGCCCTATATAGTAGAGAATTAGGTATTGCAGGAACAGTCGATTGTATTGCAGAATACGATGGAGAGTTATCTATAATAGATTTTAAAACGTCTAAAAAACCTAAACCCAAAGAATGGATCGAACACTATTTCGTCCAAGCAATGGCATACGGTTGTATGCTCTATGAATTAACAGGAATAACTGTTAAGAAACTTGTAATTATCATGGCATGTGAAAATGGAGAATGCGTCGTCTATGAAGAGTATGACAAAAGAAAGTACATTAAACTCCTCACCAAGTATATTAGAAAATTTGTTGGGGATAAACTTGACCTCTATGGAACCAAATAAAGAACTAGAAAAAGCAATTGAGAGTAAATTTCTGACTCCTCAGAAGTTTGCTATGGAGATTGAAAAAATCGTAGCAGAAGAGGAATTCAATTATATTGATGCCATCTGCCACTATTGCGATATTAATGGACTTGAGGTAGAATCAATAACAAGACTTATTTCAAAACCTTTGAAAGAAAGACTTAAGTGGGACGCAACTCGTCTTAACTTTATGAAACCTACATCAAGAGCAAAATTACCCTTATAATGCCTTCTAAATCCGAGTTAATGCATTATCGCTTACAGGCAATCATGCGTGAACACACATTTCCTGATTTAGAATATTTGGGTGTTAGAAAAGATAGCATAGGAATTCCCCAACATTGGTATAGAATTGGTGGGGCAGAAGTTCCTGTTGACTCTATAACATCACTAGATACTGAAGAAAATGATGAAAACGAAAGTGACACCTTTTGAGACTTATCAAACATATCTTTCCATGAAAAATCATTTTACTAATAGTAAGTATGATTTTTTTACGTATGGAGGGAAATCAAGAGCAACTATGACATCCTTTAATAAAAGGAAAGATAAGTATTGGTTTGAAAAGACTTCTAGGAAATATTCTGATCAAGAAATTACAGACTTTTTACTTGCAAACTTTGTAACTGCCGATACACCACAAAATCTATGGATTGGAGAAATAATAAATTCTGGAGAAAAAACGTACGCAGACTGGATGAAACGACAGCAGAGTTTGACTTACTTATTCAAAGAACAATCAACGGAATTACTTTCAGAAAAGAAATTGGAAGAAGTGTTCAATTGCTCGAAGGGGCATCCAATAGTCCTAAAAAAATATCTGGGTGGAGAAATATCATTAGAAACACTTACCATAATGGAAAAAATATTTTCTTTCGTAAAAAACTTTGATAAGACTTTACAGGATCCAGTGTGGGAATCCGTTAGTTTGAAGATAAGGAAATATCTACCTTTCCTAAATATTAATGTATTCAACTATAAAAAAATTCTGAGGGATTTAGTAGATGAGTAATTTTTTTGATTCTGAAATAGTTAAAAAAGAACTTGTCGAAATCAACAAGTTACAAGAACAAGTGTACTCTCGTGCATTTGGTTATCCATTAATGTCCCGTGAAGATAAAGTTAAACACATTGATAAACTAATTACATTATTAGAAAAGCAGAAAGTCATGTATACTAGACTATCTCTTTCAGATTCGCCAGAGGCAAAAAAAATGCAAGATACCTTGCAAAAATCTATTTCAAGTATGGGTTTCCCACCTGGCACTGATATGCAGATATTATTCAGTTGCATGAATGAGACTATTCAAACATTGAAACAAAACATCAATTGACTTTTAATAGTTTATCTGCTATAATCCAAACATCCAACGAATCCAATTAATCCGAGGTATCCAATTATGTCGTTTGCTAATCTTAAAAAGCAATCTAAATTAGGTTCTTTAACTGCAAAGTTAGTTAAAGAAGTTGAGAAAATGAACAATAACGGTGCAACAGGAGATGACCGTTTATGGAAACTAGACGTAGACAAAAGCGGAAATGGCTACGCTGTTATACGTTTCCTTCCACCCCCTGACAAGGAAGATCTCCCATTCGTAAAACTATACTCCCATGCCTTTCAAGGTCCTGGTGGTTGGTATATCGAAAACTCTTTAACCACATTAGGACAGAAAGATCCAGTATCTGAATACAATTCAGAATTATGGAACAATGGAACTGATGCAGGTAAAGAAACTGCTAGAAAGCAGAAACGTAAGTTAACTTACATTAGTAATATCTACGTTGTAAAGGATCCCGCAAATCCTGATAACGAAGGTAAAGTATTCTTATATAAGTTCGGTAAGAAGATCTTTGACAAACTTACTGCAGCAATGCAACCTGAGTTTGAAGATGAGGAGGCAATCGATCCATTCGATTTCTGGCAAGGTGCAAACTTCAAGTTAAAAGCAAAGAACGTAGCAGGATACAGAAATTATGATAGTTCTGAATTTGCTGCTGTTACTCCATTACTTGATGATGACGATGCTCTTGAAGCAATCTGGAAGAAGCAATACTCTCTTGAAGAGTTTGTTGCTG